GCCCACCTCGGCCTGCACCGGGTAGCACACGCCCTCGGTCAGCTTCCCGCCGTTATAGTGCTTGTCCACCGCATTCACATCGGGCGCGGTGAACACCTCGCATTTGCCGCTCGTCACCTTCAAGAATTTCATGTCGTTGTCCTCCTTGTCCGTTGTATCTGCATAAGTACCAACCGCATTCCGCACGCCTGCATAACTTGCCGGGTCTATGGCCGTGCCGTAAGCATTGCGCACTTCAAAATGCGTGTGCGCGCCGAAGCTGTACCCGGTGTTGCCCATCGTGCCCAGCGCCGTTCCCGCCTGCACGCGCTGGCCGACCCGTACACGCAGGCTGCCCGCCACCAAATGGCAGTAATAATACTTGCGCCCGTCGTTGCCGTCGATGCGCACATAATAGCCCCACTGCCACGTCAGGCCGCCTGCACTTTTGGACACAACGCCCGCAAACCCCACCGTGCCGCCCGCGACGGCGTGCACGGTTTTATCATCGTCTCCCACGATGTCGATGCCGTTGTGGCTTGGGCGGGCTGCCAGTCGAAAGCCGGAGGTTACACGGTTTCTGCCTTTGAAAATCATCATGTGTTTATCCTCCTTTACAGCCCCAGCGCGGCAAGCTGGCGCTCCACGAATGTGAGCTGTTCCAGCGTGGCAACGAGGTGCACTTCCTCGACAGGTTCGCCCGTCGCATAATTCACTTTTGTCACGCACTGTTTGCCGATAGAACGCGGATAGGTGAAATCTGCATAAATGTTGGTGTACTCTTTTTCCGGTTTTTCCGCGTCGATGTTCTGCAAGGTGATTTTCTTCGTCGCCTCGCTGTCTGTCATAAGCGCATAGAACTCGTCCAGCGTCATTGCGTCCTCCGACATATGGACTTCAAGATAGCTGCGCGTCGTGGTAGACATGGACGGGTAACATGCGGTATCGGACAGCACCTCGTAGGCGCTGCCGTTTTCCAGTGTGATTTTCAGCATTTTGTGTACCTCCTATACAACATAAATTTGTGATATGTACATCTTGTGGAACGTCAGGAATCGCCAGTTAAAATAAGCTGTGCCGTTAAAACTGAACGGGATTTGAAGGTGAAAACTCTTTGCTGTGTCGCCTATCTTCATATACTGATTGCAAATATTCGGGTTATAGTCATTTGCAACGCTGGAAAGCCCGAACCAATCCTCACCGTAGTTTGCTATGTTCAGTTCATAATTTCCCACAACGTGCAACATACTGTATCCGGAAACGTTATATCCGCCGCTTATAATTTTTAGCTGCGTATCACCATAACCGCCGCGGGCTATCAGTTTCCCGTTTTCATTTTTGTTAAATTCGTAGTTGTTGGGATAGGCGCTCCAGTGCACCCAAATATTTCCGTTATTCCCTATTACGCCGTTATTGTAAATGAAAAATTGCTTTTGCCAAACAAGGTTGTTGTTGTGATAAACCTTGTTGCTGGCATTACTGTTGTGATATACATTGTTCGACTGTGGGACGTTGTTGCTGTTGTAATATAGCGCCATGTCTCATCCCCCTGTTACTCACGAATAGTTAATCCACAAATTGCCATCATAACCCATGCTGATGGCGTTGTTATTCACTTTGGAAAGCCCCACCTGGTCTTTGGTGTGCGTGTGGCTGCTGTTGGCCTTGCCGGCCAGCTTGGTGTTCATTTCCGTTTCGGTGTAGTAACGGTCGTCATGGGTGTGGCTCGCCTTCGCCTGTTCTACGGGTTTGTTCGATTCGTTGCCGGCATAGACGGTCCCGTCCTTGGCAACAGCGATCTCGCTGTATGGCAAATCAGCGGGTGCTTTTGTGGCGCCGCTCTGCCGGTAATGTTTGATGCTTCCTTGTTTGGCCATCAGTATGTCCCTCCATCCAATTTCAAAATCGGCACGCCGTCGTCATCCAGTTCCAGCAACAGATTTGCAGCCAGCGCACCCCAGGCGTCGCCCTGCTGTTGGACTGTACTGGACACTTCTACGGCAACATCTTCCAGCACAGCCGCGCCTTGCCGGTTGCGGAACGTCAGCCGGGGCTTTCCGTCCGCTTCCTGCACGATCATATCTTTAAATGCACGCGCCAAATATGCCACCTCCCATAGTAAAGGCCAATGTCTGCCTTGCATTCTGCTGTGCCGTCAGAGCTGTGTACAGCCCCAGCAATGCACTTTCTATTCGGTTCAGGTCGTCATAACTCCATACACGGCCATTGACCTCATAGGCGCGCGCCCGCTCCGAGCGGGGTGGACGGAACGTGTTGTCCAGCAACGCGTCCACATTGTTGTCCACGTTGGCGAAGAACTCCACATACGGAAATCCTGCCGGGCCATAGTCTGCCATATCTGCCAGATGGAACGGCAGATATAACTGCCGGGCCATGTCCCGCAGATGCAGAATATTGCCACGAATGCGGGCATAGTCGGGGTCGAGCATAACCGGGTCTGTTTTCTTCCAGTCGGTTTTAGGGTTTATCCAAGCCATCAATATGTCCCCCCGTCCACGCTGTTCGCCCGGTCCACCACACCGTCGCCGTCCGCATCGTATGTGCGGGAGCCAACCAACTCCGTCATCCGCACCTCAAGCTCGCCGCCCGTCATGACGGTGAGCGGGCCCGCGGCGTTGTCGAAGTCAACAGGGTCCGTAGCGTACACTTCCGGCGCGGCGAGCTGGTAGGCTACCTGAACGGGTGTGCCAGCTTCTTTTTGGGCGGCGAGGTAGGCTTTCCAGTTCGCCAGACCGCCTTCGTCGCCGGTATAATCGCCGTTTGGGTTATATACTACTGCCGCACCGTTATCAGTAAGCCCGATTTTTCCTTTGCCATATGCCCCATATGGATAATGAGAACACACACCATTGACTCGATTCGCAGGCGTTGGCCATGCGGCGCTATAATCGAGATAAAACATGCCCTCGAAAATATGTGAAGCCTCCGTCCCGTTCAGCTCCACGAAGCCCACATTGTACGTCACAACGAGTTTTTCAGCGCTTTCGTAGTCCTGCCGCGTGACGCACTTATCCTTGACATCCCCCACACGTCGCAGTGGGCGCGGGATGGGGAGAGGTGTCACGCTGCCCTGATAGGGTTCGTAGGGCAGCGGAGATTCTCCGAGGTTGAGCATGGGGTAGATGGTGGTGTTTACAGTAGTCCCGGCTAGCACCTGGATAGTGGCATAGAGTATATTATCCTCTTTCTGCTTAGTGAGAATCCCAGATATCCCTTGTCCTCTATCAACAAGCACATTGCGCACAAACGCTCCGCTGGACAGTCTCTCGTTGATAAGCACTTGCGCCTGCGTTGACCCACCGGAAAGACACACGGTCCGGCCAAGCAGCGCGCGTTCAAAATGCGCGTAACTATACCCAACGTTAGTCGTAGCAGTGCCGGACACCAAAATGCTGCCATCAGGATTAGGCGTAAAGGTTATGCCGCCAGTTGTTTCTGTCCTCACCGCTTTCGGCAGCAGGTTATTGCCGCTCACAAATACGCTGTCCACCCCTGTGAGCGCCACAGGAGCTTCTGTCGTCCCGCCCTGTGCGTTTTCACCGTAAGCTGTGATGGACGCGATACGCTGCGCCCCCGCGTAGGCGATGGAGACGGGGGTGCCGGACGCTCCAAAATCACCGCCCCATGCCAGGGCATCAACGTCCTGCTTGGGGATATACGGCAGCTCGCGTCCGCCCGGGTCATAAACAGCTTTTGTCATATCACCGCTGCCGGAAGCCGCCATCTTGTCGTCTACATATTTCTTCGTGGCGGCGTGCATATCCGTCGCAGGCGCGGCATGCAGCGTCAGGAAGCCCGTCAGCGTGCCGCCTGCCAGCGGCAGCTTGCTGCTCACCGTGTTCCAGGCCGTCACCATCGCCGCCGTGATGCCGTCCAGTACGCTTTTGTTCGTGTGGCTGTGCCTGTCGGTCGCCGCCGCGTTCCAGCCTTCACGTTCCTGGGCGGTGATGTGCTTTACCGCATCGTCCATATGCGTCTTTGCATCCTTCAGCGTGGTTGCCGGCGCGCCGTTCCAAGTGGATGCGCCGCTGATGGCCTTGACCGCGTTGCCGATGGCCGTCAGCAGCGTTTGCAGCGGGCCGCGGGTCGTCAGCACCGTGCGCTGGCCGAGCTTTGCGTCCGTGACGCTGCTGTCCGGGTGGTCCAGCACGGCGGCGGATTTGTGCTGCGACATTTCCAGCTTTGTGGCCTTATCCTTTTCCAGCCGCACATCTTCCAGCCGCTGGCGCTCCATCTCAGCGTCTATGATGCCGAGGTCATAGGTCAGGTCCTCGATGTCGGCCGCATCGTTTGCCTCGCCTTCCCGGGCGCCGCGCTCCGGCAGGCGCATGTTGTAGAATTTGCTGCGTCTCATTCTTCGTCCACCATCCTTTTGGCGATCATTTTTCCTTTCAATCCGCCGCTGAACGTCAGTTCATTTTTGAGCACCCGCGCGGGCGCGGCAAATGGAGCGAACTGGCTTTCCAGCCAGATCAGGTCCCCGGGGTCCAGCTCCGGGCTGCCCCGATACTCAAATTCGTAGGTATTGCGCAAAAGCAGCCAGTCACGCACCCACTCGGCCACCGCCAGCGCGTGCACGGCATCGGTGACGAGGGGGTTGTCCAGCGTCTCCACGCTGCCGTTTTCGTCCGGTTTTTCCACGGGCGCCGTCACGGTGCGGGCGCTGCTTTCCAGCTTGCGCCCCGTCACCGTTACCACGGCTTCGCCGTTCCCGGTAAGCGTCAAATCCGCCGCAGCCGCAAAAACGGCCTTTGCGGCCACCGTGGCCCCCGTCACATCCACCGTCACGTCCGCCGCCTGCGAAAAGGTCAGATGCAGTTTAAGCGTTCCGTTTACGGTATAACTTTCCTTGTGCAGCTCGCTGGCCGCAGTTTCCGGCGCGTAAGTATATGCCGGGCACTCCACGGCCCACAGCGTGGGGATCTGGCTCACCTTGGGCCGCGCCAGCATCGTGTGGAAGTCCAATTTAAAATTGTCCTGTACGTCGTTGGCCGGCTCGATGCGGATATACCCCTCCCGGTCGGTGTACAGCACGCAGCACGCCGCGTGGGCGATAAGTTGTAACAATTCCTTGTGCTTTTTCACAGGCAAGGGCGCGGTGGTCATAAAATCCGCCAGTCCCTCCCACAGCTTCCAGGGCGGCGCGGTGCCGCTGAACGGTGCAAGGCCGCTGTCCTCCAGCACATCCAGCGCAAGCTGGTACAAGGTGCGTCCGGCCGGAGCATACACCCCTTTGTAATAAGTGCCGTCCAGCCCGCTCAAAGCGTCCTGCGCCTTAAAGCTGGCCGACAGCCCGTCCACCGTGGGCTGTCCCGTCAGGTAGTACCGCCCGCCGGGCACCCACTCTGTGATGCCGCCCTCGTACACCTCGCGCCAGCCGTTCAACTCCAGCTCCGCCCAAGTGTTCGCTGCAACGTCTTTCCACGTCATTCCGCTGGCAAGATACTGGCCGTACTCCACCTTCACCGGGTTCTGCTCGGAGATATATTTGTAGATGCCGGAGGCGTTGTCCGGGTCGTAGAGATATTGACCGCCCGTACCAGTCAGCGTATTGATGTTGACGATGGTAAAATCGAATGTATTCGTGGGCAGGCGGCGGGAAATGGGGTCCACATCCAGCTTGTGCACCGCCTTTTCCACAAGGCGGTTGTCGAACACTAGGCCAAAACCGAACATGAGCTGCTGCAGCCGCATGCGGCGGTACGGCCTTGTCATGCGGGGGAACGTGATTGCCAGTGCGTCAAAGCGCTCGATGGCGTCGGGCGTAGTGTATACGGCGGCGTCCGGCGTGTAGTCTGCCGTGAAAAACACAGCGTCCTCCCGGCTGGCCGTCAGGTGCATTTCCTCGGGCCAGTCCCCGCAGGTCGGGTCAAAGGTGAACGTCAGGCCAGGCACGGTGTGTATTTTGGAGAATGTCAGCACAATGCCCGGCACGTCCGCCGCCGCGAAAGCGCCGTCCGCGCCGCAAAGTGCTGCAGACACAAACCCCTCGGGCCGCAGGTCGGCGGAGCCGGGCTTGGGCGGGATCAACTGCGAGCCGTCGGCAAGCATGCGCCCCGGCTCAAAGGTGGCGTAGGTAGCGCGCGGCGCGCCGTCCTCCAGCAGCATCGTGTCTGGGTGCGAGTAGAACGTGCCCGGCGTCGTTTCCGGCGGCGCGCAGGTCGCGGCCGCGTCGGTGTCCGTCAGGCCGAAGGTGATGCGGATGTATCCCTGCGGCGCAATCTGCTCCTGTACCGCCGCTTGGTACAACGATGATGTCTTTTGCAATCACACCACCCCGCAGTCAATGACGTTCACACTGGCGCTGGACAGATACTCCGGCATTCCTGTTGTCCTGTCCACCGGGCCGGGCATCACTTTAAAATCACCCGCATAAAAAAGCCTCGTTTCCCACTGGCCCAGGTTAAAGTTGAAATAGCAGCAATAGAAAGTGAAATGCCCCTGTTCGATCCAACGGTTAAACTCCCACCATTTTTCGCAGGACAATTTGTTCCAGGCCATACTTTGCTTTGACACGCTGCGGCCTACTTGGCGCCCCACCACCTCGCCGTTTGCGTTGCGGGCACTGTCCACCATACGCGAGGTCTCAAACAGCGCGCCCCCTAAATCAGGGTATGGAAGTGCTACTGCGTAATTCGCGCGGTTTGTGGCCGCAGAACTGCCAAGATATATAAAACCAACATTTTCATTTAAGTCATAGGGCATTTTGTTCACCTCGCTTTAATAGGCGTCGGCAAAGGCGCCCCCTACAGGTATGCCTCGGTTGCGCTCGTACCGTCCAACTGCACGGCCAATCACATCGTCCCCGATGGTGATGCTTTCGTCTTTTTCCAGCAGCGCCCGAAGAATTTCCAGCATCTGCCCCAGCAGCGCCAACAGCTCCGCGCCGTTCAGCCCCCCTGCCATTCCGGCGGCGACGGCCTCCGCAATTTTGCTCTCCGGCGCCACGATCTCGCCCTCGCGCTTGTTGTCGCCGATAAGGGCAAGCTGCGGCGTATTGGCTGCCACATACCCGCCCTGTGCCAGGTGCGGGATCTGCGGCAGCGTTACCTGCGGCGAGATATCAAATCCGAGCTTTCCGGCCACACTGCTCACGGCCCGCAAAATCGCGTTGATGCCCGCGCAGATGCCCGCTATCATGCCGTTTACGATGTCAATGATCCCGTTCACCGTATTCCGGATGGCGTTTTTGATGCCGTCCCATACTTTTACGACCGTGTTCTGCACCGCTTCCCAGGCGCCGTCCCAATCCCCACGGAATACTGCGGTGAAAAATTGCAGCAGCCCGCGGAATAGAGTGATGGCGATGTTTATACTGTCGCCGATGCGCTGCACAACGTACTTTACCACATTGACAACGCCCTCGAAGATTTTCTCCCAGTATGGCCCGAACACTTGAACGATCCAGTTGATAAAAGGCAGAAGAACCTCATTCCACCAGGTAAGGATGTACTGGATGATATCCGCTGCCATGCCCACAAAGTTATCCCACAGCGGTTTGAGCGTTTGGTCCCAAAGCTCCGTGCCTTTTTCAATGCAGTACTGCAGGAACGGCTTTACCGCGGTATCCCACAGGCTTTGAAGGATGGCCAATATCCAATTGAACGCCTCTACCACGCCGTCGCAGATCGGCTTTCCGTACTGCTCCCAGGTGGCTTTGATACCCTCCATCAGGCCGGTCCAGATATGCTTTACAAGGTTCAGCGCGGGGATCAATACACTGTTGACCGCATCCGTCACGATACCGCACGCCCACACAAAGAAATCAGCAAACATCTGCAGTTTCGCGCTGATCACATCGCCCGTAATGGGAGCGAACGCCTCGGAAAAGGCATTCGCCACGCTGGGCGCGAAATCCGTCAGCAGATAACTGCCCAGCGGTTTCAGTCCAGCGTCCCACAGGTTTTGTGCAGCGGCCTGCACCCGTGGCCACACTTCCACGGCCTTGCTTTGTATCTGATCCCATGCGGCGCTCCACGCGGCAATGGAAGGGGCCATAAGCTCTTTGAAACGCGCCCAAAACGCCTCCAAAGGCTTCATCAACCCGGTCATTTCCTCGCCGGTATCTGCGATTGCGGCGGAGGCCCCACCGCCACCGCCGCTCCCGCCCGGATCAACGACGTTCAGCTCGTCAATGCCGAGCGTGGCGTTTGCCCTTTTGGCAGCGCCGCCCGCCGCGCTGCTCACGCTTTGCAGTTTCTTGCCCGCGGCCTCCGCCTGCGCAAAGGTCTGCCCGAAAATCGAAGCGATAAAAGCGGCCACGGCGCGCGTGGCGTTCGCAAGCCCCTGCATCAGGGCTGTAAGAGCCGGGAGAACAGCGTCGAGAATGGGGGCAAACGCTGTGCGGAGATTGCTTTTGACACCCTCCAATGCTGTGCTGAACTCTTTGCTCTGTCCTGCTGCGCCGGACATCAGGCTTTTCATTGCCCGGAAAAACGCGTACAGCCCCGCCGTGAGGAAGGTCGCCTTCATGGTGCTGCCGACGGTTTTGAACAGGCCGCGTATGCCCTTTGTGGCTTTCTGCCACTGCTTCTCGCTCTCCCTTGCGGCCTGCGCCTGCGCCCGTTTTTCCGCCGCTGCGGCGCGTTCAGCGGCCGCAGTCTTTTTTGCTTCCGCCCGTTCCGCAGCGGCAACAGCCCGCTGCCGCGCACGTTCCTCCGCCGCGGCTGCTTTGGCTTCGGCCGCCTCCTGCCTGGCCTTGGAGCGTTCTGCCGCTGCCGCCATTTTTTCCTGCGCGCGCTGCTGCGCCTGCGCGGCTTTCGCCGAGGCCGCCTCTGTCTCAATGCGCAAAACTTCCTGTGCCTGAAGAAGCTTCTGGCTGACAGCCTCCTGCTGTGCGGTCAGGGCATTGAACGCTTTGTCGTTCCCCAAAAACTGATCGGCCGCGCGTCCGGGGTCTTTCAGCCCTTTGAACATTCCTTTGGCGTTCTGCCGCATGCCGTCCATCTTACTGCCCAGGCTGTCAAACTGGCTTTCCAGCTCGCGCACCTTGACGCGCGCTTTCTCCAGTGTCTTGTTGTATCCCCCGCTGAAAGCGCGCTGCATGGCGTCGCCGGAGGCTTTTCCGGCGGCCTCGAACCCCTTCTGTGCCTGTGCGGCTGCCTGGCTTGTGATATCCCGTATCTGCTGCGCCACCGTGTTGCGCACAACAAAGTCAAGATATACGCTGCCTACGCCTGTGCCCTCCGGCATATCACTCACCTCCAAACATCTTCGCCATCATGCGCTCCAGTGCATCCATTTCACTTCGCACCCCCGCCGCGCCCATGCGCATCATATCCCTCTTTGCACGGAACGCCGCCCACTCCGTACGCAACTGTTTCTGCCATTGCGGCATATTGCGCACAAGGCTCGCGTCGCTCTCGCTGCGCACCGCCACCACGCGCCCCAGCGGCGTGTCATCCATCAGGCCGCCGACGAGCTTTACCCATTCGGCCCAGCCCAGCTCTCCCTGCGCAGCCGGCAGGATGCCGTACTGTTTGGCGATGCTCTGCTCGATCAGCACGGCGTCATAGTCCAGGTCATACCACTCGTCAGCCTTTTTCTGTCTGAAATCGGGCCTTGTCCGGTTCGTCCTCCTGCCCGGTCACTGCGTTCATCACAAGCTCAAACAGCCGCTGATAAGCCGGGAACGGCATGTCCATCCGGTCGATTTCAACCGCGTTTTCATCGCCCAGCGCAAGCTTCAGCGCCTCGTCGATGCGTTCGCCCATCGGCACACTTTCGTCATCCGACAGCGCAAGGATCTTTTTCACGGTCTTCTGCCGGCTGTCTACCGGATACACCTTTTCACCGATGCGGAGCTCCGGCGTCTCGGTCAGCAGCTTACCGTCCAGCGTGTACAATTTTCCCATGTCGTTTTCTCCTCTCATTTCAAAGAAAGCCCCCGCCCAAAAGAGCGGGGGCCTATGCATATCAGGCGCCGGCAGCGGGGGTAAACGTCGGCTTGCCGTTAGACATTACGTCAAATTCCAATCCCGCAACATTGCGGCTCTCGCCGCCGCCCGGGTTGGTCACGCTCAGCACACAGGGGAAAGCCAGCTTCGCGCCGCTGGGGAACTCCCATTCGAAATGCGCTTCGCAGTCGGAACCTGTTCCCCAGGCGCTGGCCTCGACAAAATCGTTGCCCGGGTCGCCGATGCAGCGTTTGCCGGACAGGCTGATGGTCAGGGCCTTGCCCGTCACCATCCGTTTCAGCCAGCCCTCCTGCTCCATCGGGCTCCATTCCTCCACGTTTCCGTCGATGGATACACTGAAGTTTTCCATCTCGGCAATGGTGTTCAGGCTTTCGGCAGAGGTGCCGATCTTAAATTTGTTTTCAAATACGGGATATACGCCCGTCTTTGCCGCCATACTCTCACTCCTTCATATAAGTCATTTTCAGGTTTATCACGAACTCGCACACGCCCCGGTCGTCCTTTCCCACAGGCACGGGCCCGCCTCCGGGCTCCACAGCGCACACGGTGCAGCCGTCCATGTCGAAGGCCCCGCGGGCATAAAATAAAGCGTATACCGCATCGGCTTTGGCCTGTGCGGACCGCATGTTCCTGCCCCAATGCACCAGCACCGTGGTATAAAACTCGCCGGCGCGGGTCTGTTCTGCTCCACCCAGGCACACGCGCTGCGCAGCCGGCGGTTTCCCGGGATATACGCCGATGTATTTCTCCGTATTCCCGTCGATGCCGCCCAGCTGGATGCCCTCGCCCACGTCGGTATTCGCTTTGATGTAGTTTTTCAACCTTTCCAGCATCATGGTATTTTCTCCTTCATCCGCGCCGCAAAAGTGTCGGGGATAAATCTTTCTTTCGCCCCGCCCGCTTCATAAGGCCCGTACCAGGCGGCCCCGGCGTTTGGGTTCTTCCCGCGCTGGAAATTGTACTCGGGATGAAAATACAGCCGCCGGGCCTGCGGGCCGTCCGTCTGGAGCACCGTATGGCTTTCGTCCGCCGCGTCAAACTGCTCCGTGTGCAGGCTGCCCTGCATCGCGCCTGTGTCAAACGGCATTGTCTGGCTGCTCACAAGGTCGGTCTTTACCGCTTCCACCGTCTCCAGCGCCGCGGCCTTCGCCGCCCCGTCCAGCCGGGCCAGCGCCGCCTCATCCAGCTTGATCCCGACCATACTACATCAGCTCCAAACGGGTATAGTTCACCGTGCCGTCCGGGTTGCGCGCACGGTCTGCCGCGTGAATGGTAAGCCGTGCGCCCAGCACGTCGGCCCATCCGGTCAAATGCACAAGTTCCGGCGCAATATCGCCCGAGAAAAGCGCGGACGCCGTGTATCGTACAGCCTGGCGCCGCTCGTCCACGCTCCATCCGCCTTTGCCGTTGTAATTGCACATTGTTTCCACCACCACAGCCACCCTCGGCGCACCGTCCTCGTCGTTTCCGTTTGTCAGCGTTACGGCAATCGGCACCCTGCACACCGCCGGCGGCACAAGCTCCGGCCACTTCATTGCTGCTGCACCCCCAAAAACGTAAGCCCCGTCTGGCGCAGCAGGCTCATCACATGAGCGGGCGCTTTCACGCCGCCGCGCTCCACGATGCCCTTACCGTCAAACTGCATGGCCACGCCGTTGATGCTGTAAGAGGAAAACGGGCTCGCCAGCAGCTCGGCATATACAGACCGGAACTCCGCCTGTTCGCACACGGCGCGCTTTACCAGCTCCTGTTGAAACTCTGTCAGATGGTCAAATCCAGCCGCGACGATGCGGTCAAAGGTCAGCCCGTCGATGTCACGGCTGGCAGCGTCCAACGCTGCGTCCCGCTCCTCCGGCGGCACTGTGCCGCCCGGGCAATATTTTGCGTAGTCCTCGCTGCTGGCGTATTGCATCCGTTATTCCTCCTTTGAAGCTTTGCCTTTGCGGGTCTTTGCCGGCTCCGGTTTAGGCTCAGGCTCCGGTTTAAGCTCAGGCTCCGGCTCTGGTTCAGGTGTACAAATTGCCCACATCGGGTCGCGCGCCAGCATCGCGGCCACGCTCTCCTGCGCAGGCTGGAGCAGCACGCCGGTGCTCCGGTTCACATACTTCTCCATGCGGTCCGCCCCTCTCTTACGCCGTGGTGGACGTCTGCAGTTTGAAGATCAGGTCCGGCGTCAGCGCCTTGGTGCCGTAGTCATAGAACAGGCTTACGGCGTAATCGTTGGACAGCTGAATTTTTTCCGGGTCGCCGTACTGGTTCACCACAACGGGCTGCGCCACAGCGCCGCGCACCATCAGCAGCGCGTCGGTCACAGTGGTCTTTGTTTTGGTTTCCTCCACCGTTTCGGTGGTCACGGGCATGCGTGTGCAGCTGTATACGCGCACACCGTGGTACATCCCGAACTCCTCGCCGGCCGTATCCACATTGGGATTGCTCTGCGTGTCCAGGAACGTGCGCAGCAGGCCGTACTTGGCCGGCGTCAGCACCAGGTCCATCATGCTGCGGTCCACGCCGTCCACATAGTCGTTGTGCACGGTTTCCAGGGTCTGGATCATGCTCTCTACAATTTCCTGAATGGCCGTAACGCCGCTGGCCGGAGAAAAAGCCGTTCCATCTGCTGCCGCCTGTGCGAAAAATGCACGGTCAAGCTCCGCGCTCATGCTCACCACATGATTGTCGGCCCGGCGCTGCATGACGCCCGCCACGCCAAATGTGTCAAGGTCGAATTTCGCAACCTCTTCCACGATCTCCTTGTGCTGGTTCAGGTTCACCGTGGTGGGCGGAGCGGTCACCTTATCGCCCTTGGCTGCCGCGCGTGCGGTGCCGTAGGCCTTGGACGCGCTGTTCACAAAGCGCTTGAACTCCACGCTGCCGGCGGCGGGGTTCCCCGTGTATAGCTGGCTTTTCAGCGTGGTGGAAAGCGTGCTTTTCTGCACGTTCTCAATGACGCGGCCGTAAATCTCGGCCAAAGTCGCCGGGGTGCTGGCGCCTGCCAGCAGGCTGATTGCATTTGTTCTTGCCATAACTTCAAATCATCCTTTCGCTTACAAAATCACCGTGCCCGTAGGCAGGGAACGCTTGCCCGCGCCGTCTTTTCCATCGGCGCCGGTCGTATCCACCCCAACCTTGAAGCCGTTCTTCGCGGCTTCCTTTTTCTGGGGCTTCCATTCCGGATGGCGCTTGAGCACTTCTTTCAAAGCGTCGCGCACGCCCTCCTCATCCGCCTCTCCGGCCTTTTCGGCCTGCATCACAGCGAGGCAGACGGCGTCCTCCACCGCGCCGGGGACGATCCCCTCACGATAAGCGTCCAGCTGGGCCCGGGCGATCAGCAGTTCGCGGTCCTTTTCCGCCAGAGCCGCAGCGTCCACGCCTGGATGCGCGCTCTGTGCCTCAGGCTGTGCCGCACTGCCTTCCGCCGCCGGAGCGCCGGATGCCTGTGTTCCCAGCGAAGCTTTTGCCAGTTTTTTTCGCTCCCGCGCCAGCCGTTTTTCAATCAGTGCATCCAGTTCCTCCTGTGTTTTGGGCAGGCCGCTGTCCTGCTCGGCCGCAGGCTGCTGGCTGCTCTCCTCGGCAGCCGCAGGCTGCTGGACAGCCTTGTTTTCATCGTCCTTGTTCATGGCTTTTTCCCTCCGTTTATAGCCTGTCGGCTTATTTCCGCCGGGTGCTTTTTATGCCGTCACCGCGTTTTGGGCATAACAAAAGGCCCACCGCCGAAGCGTGGGCCTTGTGCTATTGAATTTGAGGAAATTCTTTCATTCGTTGTCCAGATTTACAGACGCATAACGGCATGCACCATCACGCCAGGCCCCGCACTCTTCCCCTGTGCATGGCAGCGGGATAAAGTCTACCCGCATCTCATAGGCGTAGCTGCTGATATTTCCACTTTCGTCCAGCTCATTTTTCTGCTTGTAGCGCTGCACTTCGCGCGCCCGGTTATATGGGCACATTTTCGGCATAATGTCCTCTCCTTTCCCGAAAAATGGGCATGAAAAAACCACCGCCTCGTGGGTGGTGGTTTAGTCTCAACGCTTCCCTATGAGGGAGCGGCCTTAGCTCTTGATAATGAATTGGTCAAGCTCACGAAGTGTCATATCCAGAGGCTCAATGCCTTTTTCCTTACAGAACTTCGCAATAGCTCTCAAATCATAGTGAATGTCACTGGGATGTGGATCCACATATCCACCTGCTTTCTCAGCAGCTTCCTCTAAAGCATCCCAATCCTTGCGTTCCTGCTCAGTCATGCCGTTCAAACCTCCTCCAGCGAATATTTTTCGATTAATTTAAAAGCGCTCTCCTCGTCCACATACATACGGTATTGATGCGGGCGTCCAAGCAAACGGGCGTTCAGAAGATTTTCATAATGGTGAACTAATTCAATGTTTTTGGCGTCGAGAAAGAAAAAGCAAGAATGCCCCAAATCGTACGACCGCCTCGCTGCAATCGCGAATAGATGACCGCCAACACCGGCATATTTTTTATTATGCCCAAGATTCTGCGGCGAGCTTTCCGCGAGATTGACGTAAACCGCGCTATCGTGTGGCATGTCGCTGATTGCAATCAAGCCCTGAATTTCCTCGTCCCCAGCCAGCGTTAATTTGTAAATTTCGCACCCATTCAAATCCGACGCTGTCCAGTCGAATTTCCAGCCTTTCAGCCCCGCTAAATCATCGGCAGATGCCAACGAATAAGCAGTTTCCAGAATTTCACCTGTCCGCGCATCCTCAAGGCATGGCGTAAACTTATCAATTTCTATGTCCACACCATCACCCCGCGAATTTATTATACCATTTTTTGAAGCAGAAGTAAATGAACCTGTCCCATCATACCGCTCTCTCCAGTAATCCCGCCGCAGAACGTCCCCGTGCTCGTCCACGAACTCGCGCACATCCTTCTGCGCGGCCCGCACGGCCCGGCGGTATCCGGCCGCCTTTTCCGGCTCCAGCGTGCCTTCTGCCAGCCGCTTGTATTTGCGCACCCGGCGCTCCAGCTCCCGCTGCCTTGCCTCCAGTCTCGCCGTGCGTTCCACCGCGGCCCTGTCCATTGGTTCGGGCCTCACGCTCACGCCCTCTACCCATGTTGTCAAATGGTGGCGGCAGTTGGGGTGAAACAGCCCGGCCCGCACCGCCACGCTCAGCAGCGGATAGCTGCGGCCGTTTCGGCTGTACCCATATGTGCCGCCGAAGTTCCTGCCGCCGCCACGGTATGGCTGCCACACGTCGTCGATGTATACGAGCCCCTGCCAGGGCAGGCATGTCTCACTGCATCCGCCGTACTGGCTCACCAGCACCGTGTCGATGTTCATGCGTTCGCGCAGCTGCGCCTCGCCCAGCAGCATGACCCGGGTGCTGTTCGTCCGCAGCGCCATTTCAGCATAGGACGCAATGTTCACCATCCGGCCGTTCTTGTACCGCACGCAGTTGATGCCCTGCGCCAGAAAATCCTTTGTTGCAAGGTCCGTGGCCTGCTGCACCGTCATGCCGCCCGCATCCAGCGCCGCAGCTGCACGAAGAATTGTTTTGCGGTACACATCGTCCATATACCGCAGCGCCGCGCGCTCCACCCTGGCCTCGCTGTGCGCGATCCCATCGATCAGCGCATCCAGTTTCCGGGCATTGACGCCGAAAAAAGCACCGGCGCTGCCGTCTGCCTCCGCAAACTGCCGGCGCATCAGCGCGCGTGTCTCCGCATCGATCTGGTCGGAATATTCAGCCATGATCGACTTGTTTTCACGCCGGAAGCGCTGCAGGCTGTGCAGCTTCTCGGCCTGCCATGCGGGCCAGTCGAAGCCCTCGTCCTTTTCCTCGGCTTTATGCCGCGCAAGGTTGCGTTTGAGAGATGCAATCAGCCGAAGCTCCAGGTCCTCAAACAGTGCGGCGATCTCCCGGGCCGTCATACGGCGTCATTGCCCGGAATATCCGTATCCTGCCCGGCCGGCAGGCTTTCCACGATACCGGGTTCAGGTGTATCCTCGATGCCGCGTTCGGTCAGGATGCGCTGCACCTCCGCTCGCTTCCAATCGTCGTCCTTGCTCGCCCCCCAAAGCTCGTCCACCTGCGCCTCCACGCTCATCACGCTGGCAGTGGCCGCACTGGCAATGGTCTGCACACGGCTGTCAAAGTCCGGTGCGCCGTATTCGCCGAAGGTCACCTTCGGCTCATATGCACCCGCCTGGTTTGAGTGCATCAGGTCATACGTCATCAGCATGGAGCACACCACCTGCGGAAGCACCTTTTCCAGCGCATCCGTAATGGCATTTCGTGTCATGCCTGTAATATCTTTCTTTTCGCGCTGCGCCTCGGCGCTGCTCATTTTTCCGACGTCGATTCCAAGCGTGGCCGGGCTCACAATCCCTTGCAGACACATATTCAGCGTGGCGGCATAGCTTTCCACAAACGCATCATAACGGATCTCGGGCTGCACGGTGTCGATCTGTGCCGTGGCGTTTTCCTTGTTTGAACTTTGCACCTGTATAAAGTTTGTGCCGAAGCTGTCCACGCTGCGCAGCTTCCCGGTTTCCGGGTCGCGGGGGATCATGTCCTCGGGGATATAATTCTTCACGCGCCCATGCCTCACCGCGTCGATCCACTGGCTTATTACTTCGTCATGCGCGTCAAAGGCGTCGGTCTTGCCGTCAAACACGCTGCGCCCGCGCCCCGGGTACCGCTGGCTTTTGAACACACACAAGGGTACGGCCAAAGGAAAAGCGGCGTCATAATGCACCGGCTTGTAGGCGGAAAGCTCCGGCACACGCCCCAACGGCACAACCTTCTCGCCCTCCCAAAGTTCATAGCGGATGCTTCCGGGCTCGTAAATCTCCCGCAGCTCATATTCTGCCCCGCCCTCGTGATACAGGCTCTTGAATACCACACCCGTTATACGGCCGTGCCTCCGGATAAAGTCTACACGGTCTCCCGTCCAGAACTCAAGCAGCGGATACTCGCTCACATGCGGATCTATGCTAATCTTAAAAGCCCCGTCACCAATGGCCAGCACGCCGGATACTGCGTCGCCTATGATTTCTTCCCAGCCGCAATCCCTCGCAATGTCCGGCCATGCACCGGCGCCGTCCGGGTTTTCGAAGTCCACGTCATTGAGGTCGCTTTTGACCAGATATGCCAGCGTGTCCACCAATATGGCCGGGATGCCGCTGTGCGCCTTGCGCACGTCGCTCGTGGCCGGCGCAGCGGCCCAAAACCGGGCACATCCAACCGCGTCCTGCCCCAAGGCCTTGAACAGCTGCTCGATTTCGCTCGCGTCCCCACGATACCACACACGGTTTCGCATACAGTTCACGTCGAAGCTCGCGGTCTCCCTTATCGTGATGTTCTGGCCTGTTGCCGGCTGGATCTGCAGCCAATGCCGTATCATGTCGCGCACCCTCTCTCCAATCTTCACGCTGTTCCTCCTATCCGGTCCTTGAACGGGAGCCACGCATACTGTCCGCTGTTGATGCAATGGTCGTTCCCGTCTTCCGGCTCGTATTTGTCCTCTTTCCAGCTGTACACGTTGAGCTCATCAATAAGCGGCCGGCACGCTTCGCGCACCAGCAGATAATATCCCTGCGCCATCCACCCGGCCTGCAGGTTGATGCGGTCGATAATCTTCGTCTTCTTCCAGGCGTCCAGATAATTGTACACACTGCCATGCAGCTGCTTGTACTTCCGGCACTCCAGCAGAGTGGCCTGGTCTGCGCTGTCCACAAAAGCGTCGCGCGCAAATCCCCACCGGCTCCGGTTCGCCTCCAGGAATTGTTCAAACAGCGGCGGGATGTCGCTTGGCGTCAGCGGGCGGGACAAGTCGCGGTTGTTGTACACGCGCACGTCCAGCCCCACCAGGCGCCGGCATGTGGTAACACCCCAGAAGGTAAACGCAAACGTGTCCGCCGAGTTCTGGCTGTAAGCCGTATCAAGCCCCGCTGTAAACAGCAGATACTTAAATTGCCGCGCCTGCTGCACCGTGATAAGGCTTTTGTCCTCTAAGCTGAACACCAGCCCTGTGGCCCGCCCGCGCAGGCCAAGAATCTTGTTTTTATACAGCTTTGTGCCGGGAGGGACCATGCTGATGATCTTCTCGACTTTATCTGTGGAAAGCCCGGCATTGTGCTCAAAAGAAAAGAACCAGTGCACCCATCCCTGCTTGGGTTCACGGTTCAAAAGCTCCAATATTTCACGCGGCGTGTCGTTCTCCCATTCCGGCATAGGCCGGCTGTGGTTGATGTATTCCTCGTACACGGGCAGGCCCGGGTCGTCCGGGTTCAATGTAGCCAGCAGATAGTCGCAGCGCATGGACGCCTCCCGCACAAAATCCATGTCCGCAATGTTTATTTCGTCAATATACAAACATCCGTACTGTCCGCCCAACGCCTTTTTCCAGCGCGCCTTGTCCGCGTAGCCAAGCACATAAATCTTCTTGTCCTCGTCCGTGGTATGGAGTATCAAATGCGCCATACGGTCGTCGCCGCGTCCGCTGGGCCAATACTCCACCAATCCGCCGAAGTCATCCAGGATGCCAAGTTCCTTTGTGATAATGTTCTTTTCGATGGTCCCCTGATCCAGGCCGCTCAAAACATGGATGCGCTTCTCGCTCTCCGCACACCGGAGAATAAATTTGAACAGCCCCACGGTCGTTTTGCCTGCGGCCGTCGTGCCTTCCAGAAACTCCACCGGCGCCGTGCAGCGCAGGAATGCCTTATACTTCTCCGAGAGAATCAGGTCAGCCATCCGGCGGCCCGCCTCTCAACTGCGCGAGAATGCCGTCCAGTTTGCCTGTGTCCACCTTCGCGGCCACTTTCAGCCGGTCCTCAAACATGCCCAAATGCTTGCCCAGCAATTCCAGGGCCTTGAGCTTATCTGCCATTTTGATCTCTCGCTCCAGTCCGTCCTCTCCGAAAGTTTTCACCTTTACCGATTGAATGGCCGCAAGATCCTCGGGGGCGGCGTCTTCTCTCAACGTGGCGTCGCTGGCGTCGATCACATCCGCGGCATTCACAAAAGCGATTTTTGCCAGCTCAGTAAGCACGCGGTCAGCGTTTATACCTGTTCGCTTCGAACGTTCAGCCATTGCCCTGCTGATACGCGTATGCAGTTCAGGTTTCTTCAGGTTTTCCTGTCCAATGGAATATGCCGTTTCCGGGGAATAGCCAGCCCGTATGGCGGCTTGCGTGGCGTTCAAGTCAATTAGATATTCTTCGCAAAATCGTTTCTGCTTTTTGGTCATCGAGCCACCTCCCTTCCCGACGTGCAAATACAAAGAAAGCGCACCGGTTTCCCGATGCACTTTCTCAATTCTAAGTATAACGCATCAAAAACGAACATTCCGCTACAAACTACCGAGAAGAATTATTTTCTTTGAAATATCGGTTTACGACCATCCTCACGGTTTCAGCATCTCGAGACGGGCTAAGCTCCTGCGCGACCTCTGCCCAGCTCCACCCATCAAAGCTCCTGCGACTGATTGCCACACGCACCTCGGGATCTGTGATATCCTCTATCTCGATCAGTGCCCTACCGTACAGCCGGTCGTATTCATCGTTGAGCTTTTTCAGTCTTTCCTGCATGGCCAAAACGTCGGCATCGGTTTCAACTCCGCGGATAATGACCGTATGCTTTGTGTAGGGAAAATTTTCCGCGCTCCCGTGTACCGCGTCCTGCGAAATAGCTTCTTTGCGGTGAAGCAGTTTTTCGATCCGGCTTTCCCGGGCTTTTATGTCAGCAGGCAAGGCCCACAGTTTTTTGTACTCCTTGAATGTCACCCGAACACCTCCCGATAACAAACTCCGCAGACAACGGGGTCCTCCTTGTTCATTCGCCATTGACAGTGTTCGCACGAACGCTTTTCGCACTGTACGCCAGCGCCCGGTGGCCGATACCGCACAAGCTTATGTATCATTGCTTCGATCTGCTTATCCTTCCCGCTGCTTGCCAATGGTCGTTCCACGCACGCGGTCGCGTTTGCTACGCTGGAAGCTGAATATCCTGTCGCCTTAGCGATATAGTCCAGCGTAAAGCCAAGCCTGCGCATTCGGCACATTTCATTTTTATCGGCCTCGCTTATCATCGCCCATCCCTCCCCGCGGCAATGCAGGCCAGCGTGGCCACAACCGCCAGTGCGACGGCCAAGACCGCCAGATTTATCAAGATTTGCATGGGTCATCCTTCTTTCGCATCGTTTTGTATACCATAGCAATTCCATCAATATCTTCATCCGTTAAGATGCATGAAAATTCTGCAAGCTCCATGCACTTAGCCACCCAGAGCGAGACACGGTCTGTGGATTTCAGGTCTGTATAAATCTGCCGTTCAAATTCACTCATGCTGTACGCCCTCCTTCGGCATTTCCCAATCCGATGGAATTTTTGCTTGCAACGTACAATCACCGTTTTCATCTGCAAACCTACACTTATCGCAAGTTAGTTGCTTATCGCAATATCCTGCAATAATCTTTGCTGCTTTTTCAGCCCTTGTCTTGTTTATCCAAAACATTCTGTATAGCCTCCCTTTCCTTCAGCGCGGCCTCGTCTCCAATTTCCCACCGCAGTTTCATCTGCGCCGGGCACAAATCCACTTCCGGGCGTCTTTTGCCTGTCCAACGCAGCCCGCCAGCCTGTCCGACACAGTGCCAACCCGCAGCACGCAGGCTTGTGCCCGGTTCGTTATCGAGTATGTAGGTAATCAGTTTATGGTATCCCATAGCACGCGCAGCCCTCCACGCCGCCGCGTAAAGCATGGAACAGGCATTGCGTGTACCGTCCGTACAAAGACGGTTTACCTCCAGCGTCCACCCATCGTCAAGGTACCTCGACACCGGACGGCCAACAATGGCAACGCCGACTATTTTCTCTCCGTCTGTGCAGGCGATGGAGAACTTATGGCCGACAACCGGCTTATGATGCCTATGATGCTGCTCCACAAAAGCGTTTGCCTCTTTAAGCGACACCGGGCATACTTCAAGCATTGTTTTCGCCCCCCATCGCATCCAGCGCGGCCTCGGCGGCTTCGCGTATCGAAAACACCTCAACTTTTTTACCGTGCAAACGTGGCAGTACCACAAGCCGCCCATCTTTCTCCGCATACGCCAGCTCGCGGAGGCGGTCAGGTGACATGCCAAGTGCCTGTCCAGCTAATTTTAGTACGGCATCCTCATTAAACGCCCTTTTCATATCCTCCGGCTTCAGTCCCGTGTCCTCGTAGGCGGCGAGGCGGTCAACCCAGTCTCCACTGTATTCTGTATCGCCAATTTTAAGCCGCCATTTCCCACCGTCAAAGTATGTATATCTTTCCATGTCAATCCTCCTCCCGGCGCTGGCCGTAGCTGCAAAAATCGTCTGGATTTTCTCTGTCCATATGATGGGAACACCATCCTAATCGAGGTTTGTTATAGTTTCGGCACTCCCGGCAGTAGCACGCGCCAGCAGCGTGCACCGGATCGATGGTGAGGGCGTCTGCTATTTCATGCTTTAGATATGTCCGCTCATTCAGCTGTGCCACATATCGCATATACGCGGGGCTGTTAGTTGGCGTATCGCACACTCGGTTCCGTGCAAGTTCTTCCAGTTCAGCGATATGCTTATATAATTCGGCGCGGTCTATCAGATTGTCCACGGTCTATTCCTCCAATCCAGTCAACAAAATATAAATGCCCGGGATCTCTGCCCAAAATTTTTCGCACAGCTCACTTGCTACCTGGGCATCATCCATCCAAAAGCCGAGCTCCGTCATAACATCCTTGAGCAGCTTTTCCAGGTTATCCGTATCCGGCTTGCTTGTACGGTACTCGCCGTCGTGATGTCCGCTGCAGACAGGAAAGCACCATTTTACGCAAAGCCTCACCGCTCCCGTCATACGCTCCGGCGGCCGATGCGCAGCAAGATGGGCATGCAGCTTTGCACGTGCGTTTTTCAGTTCAGCAGAATCATGGAGCACAGCCCGTGGCTTTCCGTCTTTCATGAATGCGCGTAATTCCTTGTCGTGGTGCGTTACCGTGGGCGGTATCATCGGCAGGAAAAATTCCATTTCGTTTTCCTTCTTTCTTTTTTCGGCGCCCCGTGTGTGGGAGGGGCCCTCCAAGGTGTGGGGGCGGTGTAAGCCCCCCACACTTGGGGGGACACCCACACACAAACGCGTATATATAATATATAGGGCTATAAACGACTGCAATTTTGCAGTTTATAGGCCTATAACTGCAATTTTGCAGTGTGCAGTGTCGTGCAAAAATAGGCCTATGACTGCAAAAATATTACAATTAGTAAAACAGTTTAATACTGTTTGTAAATTCACTTACCCCTTGTATCCGGGTTCTTTGCGGCCTACTTTTTCTCCATCGATCCAGTATCCGCCATCCGCTTTCAGCCGCTGCTTTATTGTTCGGGGTTTTAGATCCATGTACTCGGCCATCGCGTAGACAGTCACCTCGCCGTCCATAGTGCAGGCCTCGAAAGCCGTGGCCAACTCCTTACGGTTTTTCTTTGCCGTGTCCTCCTTGTCCGTGGCAGCCCACCGTTTTGCGGCGCCCGCACGGCCCGCTGTGCGGAAGTCCGTTTCCGGCTGCAGGTCCTCCAACAGCCCGCTGTCCAACTGGTGAACAGGATAGTCAAACCAGAGATTTACAGGGGCAAACCGGGCGAACTCACGCAGCGTCCCCTCGATGCGCCATGCCGTTTTTTCCATTGCATGGGCAGCAGCGCGTTCGATCTCGGCGTCGAGCATACGTAAATCCGCCTGACCGAGACGGTCTTTGCAGATGGCCAGCATCTGGGTTTTGCTCAATGCATCATCGGGGCCGTAGGCGTCACCGTGGCCGCGTTTGTCCAGGAGTTCGCAGCACGCAGCGCAGGCTGCACGGTTCTTCATCTGTGTGCGGATCGCTTCGGTGGGCTCCAGCTCCGTCATATCCAGCATGGCGTCCGGGTCTCGCGCGAACACGCCGGAGCCGGACGCACGGTCCATACTGCGTTTCCCGCCCTGTGCTCCCTTGCTGTGGTGGTGGCAATAGATCACCGCACACCCAAGCTCACGGCACACCAAATCGAATTGATTGCAGAATTTCGCCATCTGGTCGGCCGAATTTTCGTCGCCGGTGATAACTTTGTAGATCGGGTCCAGCACCACGGCGATGTATCCGCTTTTTGCGGCCCTGCGGATCAGCTTCGGCGCCAGCTTGTCCATGGGTACGCTGGCCCCGCGCAGGTTCCACACGTCGATATTGCGCAGATTCTCCGGGTTCAGCCCCATTGCGGTGTATACGTCACGAAAACGGTGAAAGCAGCTCGCACGGTCCAGCTCCAGATTGATATACAGCACTTTTCCCTGTGCACAGCGGAACCGTCCGAACCATGGCACGCCCTCCGCAATGCTGATGCAAAGTTCAATGAGCGCAAAACTCTTGCCGGCCTTGGAGGGCCCCGCCAGCAGCATCTTGTGTCCCTGGCGGAGCACGCCCTCGATCAGAGCCGGGGACAGCTCCGGCATGTTTTCCCACGCCGCGGCCATGCTCTCCGTATCAGGCAGATCATCCGTAACAGATTCCACCCAATCTTTCCACTCGCCCCAGTTCGCCTTGCCGAAATTGGTTTCCAGCAAATATTGTTTTTGTTCCCCGCGCATGGCTCCCGGCATGCGTGACAGCCGGCTGGGATTGCGGCAGGCCTGGTCCAGTACCAGCCCGTTCTTCTGGCACACAGAGTAGAGGTAATCCACCCGGCGGCGGTACTCGGCATAATCCGGCGCGTCCACGCGCACGATGGCATGCAGGCTTTTCCTGCCGCTGTATACCAACGCCGCGCACGGCAGCTCCAGCTGGTGGATGATGGCGTTCTGCGTCTCGATGTCCAGGCCGTCGCTTTCCACCAGAGCGTAGCGGTACTCCGTCACGTTGTCGTTTTTGCAGCCCTGACCATCCAGAGGGTTGAAGCGTATCCATGCGCCGGCCTCCGGGTCATAATCTCCTACGACCGCCCCAATGTCTCCGCCGCAGTGGGTCAAGGCTTCGATCAGCTGACCGGCCGTGCGGTCCCAGCACCCTTGTGTGGGCAGATACCGCCCATCGCGCATCCAGCTAGCGGTGACAAAACCCACATTTTCCGTGGGCTCGAACAGCGTTTCCAGGTATTCGATCAGCTGACGGGCGGGGTCCCAGTGTTCCGGGATGTGGAGTTCACGGCCTTCCACCCAGCGGCGGTCTACGATCGTTTCTGAATGCGAAGCGGAAATTTCATCGTCCCAGTTCAGTTCATGCCCAACCGGGCCGGACCAGCCGCGGTCATAGGCCATTTTAAAAATGCTGTTTTCCGTTATGGGCGCACCGCTGGCGCCCCTGAAGGTCTCCCATTTGCGGGCGCATTCTCCCTTGTGGTACCGCTGGCTGTCAAGCGCGCTCCAGTCGTCCCACACGCTGCAGGGTAACCCCGCTTCTTTCAGCCCCATGCCAACGGCTGTCCATTCATCGTAGGTAAGGTTTCCGGCCCGCACGTATTCCAGCGCCGCCAACAGATCATTTTGATTTTCCATAAATTCACCACACAGTCACGGGTTTGTATTCGCTTGGGGTTATTGCCTGAGGAACACGCCATCCATTGGCGGCGATCCGATCGATCATATATTTTGCATCCGAAAATTGCCAGGTGCCTACGTGCTGAAAACCATACTTCTCCAAACACCGGATCTGTTTCGGGGTCGTGAGCCCGGCGCCGCGCCTTTTGTTCAGCCGGTCCAGGAGCATTTGGGCTTTGCCTGCGCTTTCAACAGTGTCCGGTAAAATGCCGAACTTTTCCAGCGCCGCGGTCTGTTTTTCGCTGGGCGGTCCCATCTCCCATCCGAAGGACGGCACATATCCCGTCAGGTCTTCGGCCTGGATGCTCATTTCATATTGCAGCGGGTCCACCAGTTTTTTCTTGCGCCGCCGCATTTCCGCGAGCTGTTTTGCCAGGGCTTCCTCCCGCTGGGCGACAACATCCGCACTGGCCTGTTCAGCAGCCTGCTCGATATCCTCCGGACATCCGGCCTGCGCCAGATTCTCCGTCATTTTCCGGGAAACTTCCCGGTTTTCGCAGATGATGTCCGCGGGGCGGCACAGCTCATGGCGTTCCGTGAGCCACAAAAAATCAAGCAGAAGCAGATCCTTTTTGCCCGTCTCCGGAGACAGGCGCGTGCCGCGCCCAACCATCTGGCTGTACAGGCTGCGCACTTTGGTGGGGCGCAGCACTACGATGCAGTCTACACTGGGACAATCCCAGCCCTCGGTCAGCAGCATGCTGTTGCACAGGACATTGTATTTGCCGTTTGAAAAATCGGACAGAATTTCTGCCCGGTCCTCGCTCTGCCCGTTTACCTCTGCCGCACGAAACCCCTTGCTGTTGAGGATGTCCCGGAACTTCTGGCTCGTTTTGATAAGCGGCAGGAATACAACGGTTTTTCGCCCCGCGCATGCCGTCTGCATCTCTGACGCGATTTGCTCCAGATACGGGTCCAGCGCAGTGCCGAGTCCGCCCACTGCAAAATCTCCGCCGCTGAGCGCGACCTGGCTGATGTCCAGCTGCAGCGGAATGGTTTGGGCCAGGATCGGGCACAGGTACCCCTCGCGGATCGCCTGCGTAAGTTTGTATTCGTAAGCGAGGGAATCGAACACCTCGCCCAGGTTGCGCATATCTCCGCGGTCCGGAGTAGCCGTCACGCCCAGTACGTTCGCCTCCGGAAAATGCTCCAGTACGCGCTGGTATCCGTCTGTGATCGCGTGGTGTGCCTCGTCGATGATGATGGTACCAAAATAGTCGGCAGGGAATTGCTCCAGCCGCGCGGGCCGCTGCAGGCTCTGCACGCTGCCCACTACTACACGGCACCAGCTGTCCAGACAGGTCTGTTCTGCTTTTTCCACAGCCGACGCCAACCCCGTGCTCCGTTTGATTTTATCCGCGGCCTGTTCCAGCAGTTCGCCGCGATGCGCGAGGACCAGGACGCGGCTCCCGCTGCGCACCTGGTCCTCCGTCACCGCTGCAAATACGATGGTCTTGCCCGTGCCGGTGGGCAGCACCAGCAATGTGCGGCGCCGTCCATCGTTCCACTCGGCATGGATCGCCTCGCGGGCCGCCTGCTGATAGGGCCGCATTTGCAGCGCGCCCATCAGAAGCTCCCCTGGGTCCAGCCCTGACCCTGCGCCGCCTTCGGCTCTTCCGGCGGAAGAAAGCGGGTGATCTCGTTTGACTGCCGTTTATCGCCGTATTTGTTGGTGTATTCGTGGATGCCGACGCGGCAGCGGCCGCGGCTGCCGTTCACTTCGTTCCAGCGCGGACGCAGGGCTTCCCCGTGCTTGCGCTGGCCGATGCTTTCAAAGAATGCGCACAGCAGACCTTCCGTCCGCGTATGCAGGTAAAGCCGGTGCGTGACAACGGAAGGGCCTTTTTCGCCGCCGTCGATCTGAATGGTCAGCAGGGCCATGGCGCAGGGCGGCAGCTTCGCGCTGCCGGGGTGCCGCTGCCGTTCAAATTTTGTGACCTCGAAGGGATATTCGCCTTCCGGCAAAACCACACGGTCCGGGCTGTCATTTTGAATTTCATCGTCCCAGCCAAATTCACGGCCGGCATCATTTGCATAGTTTTCCATCTGTTCAAGTCCTTTCTGTTAAAACGGTACGTCACGGTTGTTTACGATCATTTGTGCGACCTGGTCCCATGCAGCGACCAGGCAGCCGTCCACAAAATCCATCGGGTAATCCTTTACCGGCATATCGGTCGGGAAGTATCCGCGCTGCCCTACAACAGCCTGCAGCTCGTCCGGCGTCACGTTCATGGACACCATCAGCGGGCGCAGCTTGTCCGGCACGCCGGCCTGCGCCAGTTGGTCTTCCAGATTATGCGCGGAATCCACAGGCTTGTTTGTGGGCGGCGGCGCGGCCGGCGTGGCCGCGAACGGTGCGGGCGTTTCTACGGGCGTCCCGAATTGCTGAACGGGCGGTGCAGGTTCAGGCGACGCTCCGCCGGGAACGGGAATGACCTGTGCGATAGCGGCGTAATCAAAAGCAAGCTCGTCTGCCAGGCCGTCCCGGTTCTTTGCATCCCAACAGGGATGGTGCGTGGTATACATCACACGGCGGCCGCCCTGTGCTTTGTTCTTCGCGTTTTTGCCGTCGCCGTCCTTTACCACGATGGTCTTGTAATTGGCGAACAGCAGCATGTCGCACCATTCGCGGATCAGCGGAGCCACCTGTTTGGATGTCTTCATAGTCCAGCGGTCGTATTGGCCCATTTCATCGGGCTGCTCAAATTTTGAAAGCTGCGCGTGGGCGGTCATGACTACGTTGTGCCCGGCGTGCAGCACATCCTCCAGAAGATCCAGAAGTTTGCCGAACTCCTCTTTTAAGTAGGTGTAGCCCTTGCCGTAGCCGAAATCCTCAATGCCTTTCACATTGGCACGGTCGCATACGGCCCGGATGCACAAACGCTCGGCCCAGTCTGCGGTGTCGATCACAAGCGTGCCGCACGGGATATGCCCCAGCCGTACTTCGTTGGCCTCGTCCATCAGCATTGCCCAGCTGGTGGGCTGCGGCAGACGGTTCACATTGAGCTTTTTCGTGCCGCCCTCGGTATCGATGAACACGGGGGACGGGAATTTTGCCGCAAAGGTGCTTTTGCCGATGCCTTCCGGCCCGTACAGCACCACTTTTACCGGCGCATGGATGACGCCGGATGAAACTGTATAGCTGCCCATTTAAAATGCTCCCTTCGTCCATTGTCTGGGCTGCGGCGCAGGCGTGATATCTGCGCCCTGCACGCGCCCATCCTCTATGATGATCTGGCACTCGCCGCCGGTGGATACCCGCGTTGCGATGGCCTGAAGGCCCTCCGACGCCAGCCAGCTGCCGAAATCGGTCAGCGTCCGCAGATCCATTTGCTCCAGCTTGTCCAGCAGCACAAAGCCGCATTCCGGGTTGAGCTTGCGCACGATGGCCGTTGCCACGCGCAGCTGGTCAGAGCCCGACATATCGCCCCAGCGCTTGCCCTGATAAGTGAGCGCGCCGTCGTCCACGGAGAGCCCCGGCAAAGGGAGGTCGGCGCCGTCCAGAAGGGCGCGGCGTTCCTGCCGCTTGGCATCAATGGAATCCGTCAGCGCTTTGTACTGGTCGGCATAACTCCGTGCTTCATCTTCAGCGCGCGCCTTGTCCAGGTTGGCGCGGACTTTCCGGTTGATCTCCTCGGCGTCTCGGATACTGGCTTCCAGCTCCGCCGTGCTTTCGTCCTGCAGGTCCTCGGCAGATTTTTGGGCCGTCTTCAGGTCTTTCAGGGCATTGGCGCACTGTTCGCTTGCCTGCTGCAGTTGAGCGGCCAGGCTGTCCACACGCTCCTGCAGATCCTTTACATGCTGCGCCAGCTGCGCCGCGCGTTCACGCTTGCGCTGATTTTCGCCGTTGCGGGCCAGTATCTCTTGTTGGCTGCGGATCAGCTCGGATACACTGACCGGCTCATCCGGAGCATCGTGGTATTCCACCTGCTCCTCGGCAAAATGTTTTTTCTGTTCTGCGATCTGCCCAATGGTGGTACGGCGGTCGTACAGCGCGCGGATCTCCCGGTCGAATGCCGCAAGACGGTCTCCGACGCCGATGATCTTCAGAAGCGTGTCGGCCTTTTCCCGGTCGTTCATATTCATGAAGCGTGGCAGGTCGAGCGCCAGCTGTTCCACGAACTCGTTCAGCAGCTGCTGGCCGCCCTTACGGCCGGACGGGTCGGACACCGTCAGCGCACTGTTTTTCCCGCGCCGCTCGACGACCAGCCCATTGGAGAGATTGACATGCAGACGGGGCGGCGTGTTGGCGCCTTCGCGCTGCGCCGCCTCCGGGCGGTATTTGTCTCCGCCCAGCGCCCAGGCGATGGCGTCCAGAACGCTCGTTTTTCCCTGGTTGTTATCGCCGCCGATAATGGTCAGGCCGTTGAGTGCCGGTACGATCTGAACGGCCTTGACGCGCTTTATATTTTCAGCTTCCAGTTCGATGATCTTTACAGGCATTTCAATTCCTCCTCGAATTTGGCAAAGGCATTGTGCAGCATTTCGCGCGGATATGCGCGCATGCCTGCCGGCAAACGCTTGTATGCGGATTTTGCGAGGGTCCAGGCGTTTTCCAGCGCGCGGCTGGCCAGGATTACCTGGTCGTAGCAGGCATTTGCGTCGCCCGTTTCCGCACGGTCCTGCAGCTCGGCGATCTGGTCGCGGTATTCCGCCGTCATCGCTTCGGCCTTTTCCTGGGCGCGTCTGTCGATTTCGTCGGCGTCAGCAAAATCGCCCCGGATCGGTTGCTCACGCAGTGCATCGTTTTCCTCTTTCAGCTTGTCGCCCCGCAGCTTGGCGGCTGCCAAAGCCTGACGGGCGCCGTCGCGCTCATGGGTGACAGTCTGCACAAGCCCCTCCAGCCTGTTCTGATCCTGTGCCCGCCGGTCTGCTTCTGCCTTATACCTCAGCGCAGCGGCATGCGCGTCCTCTCGTTCCTTGCGGTCGAGTTCGGCCTCATGTTCTGCTTTCTCCCGCGCCTCGCGTTCGGCTTTCAGCTGGGCCTCCAGCTCCTTGTACTGCTTATGTGTAGTGATATCGCCGCCTTTGAGCGCTGCAACGGCCTCCGGCTCTGCGGATGGACGGGCGGCGGCGTAGAGCAGAGAGGGGGACAACTCCTCCAGCACTTTCTGCTCTCGTGGTGTGCTGCGTTCGAACAAATTCGAGACCTGCAGAAGCTTGTAGGCTGTGCTTTTCCCAACGCCGATGCTTTCGCACCAGCGGCGGAAGGTGTCCTCTTTCTGGGCGAATTGCCCGTTGTCCACATTGTGGACAACGGTGCCGCACAGCGTGTCGTGGGCGATGGCCACACCATCGGCCATCCGGCGCAGCCCTATCTCGGCCATCTTCTTACCGCCAGAGTACTCCCGTTCAGCCAGATGAAGATCGGCCACCGTCTGTGCGTCCAGCCCGGAGTAGTCAAAGGGCGTGGCCTCCGGCTCCGCTTCCAAAGAGGCAGGCCCAGCAGCGGACAGGCTTTGTGTTGCACTGCCAGCACCCGCAGGGCAGCCGGGGGCCGGCAAGGTGTTTGCATCCGTCGGGGTGGTCGGTGTTTCCATCGGCTCCGGCACAGCATTCCCGGCCGTGGTCGCAGCAGCATCCCCATTCCGGGCAGATTGATTTTTGCATTTTTCTATTTCCTCCTCCAAGTAGGCCCTCAGGTCGTTGGCACTGCCATCTTTAAAGAGATGTTCGGGAACTCTGTGACCCAGTTTTTCATCAATTTGTCCCAGCCAGTAAATGCGGCATTCTTCCACTGCGTCTTTACATCCGAAGGTATAGCAGGCGATACTAAGAGGATGGTCTTGCTGTTTGCAATTTACATTTTCAATCCGCCTGCTGCCGATCAGGTGCGAGGTAACGCCTGAAAAGTAGGGGCAGCTGCTTGTTTTGTCTTTTACCAGCCTTTCGTCCGGACACGTCTCTTCTGCCGGCGCCGGACACTCTTCGTATGGTGCAAAGCACCCGAAGCCTCCGTCCGTGTCCACAACCTCCGGCGGCTCACTGCTCGCTGAACTGGATACCAGCTCCCAGTCGTCGCGTTTCGCACGGGCCTCCAAAACTTCCTCTAGGCTTTCGCGATAGATATTTCCGATATTCCAATTCGCACACCATTTCCAGGTGGCGCTGTTCGCCGGGTCACGGTACTGCATCACATATGAGCCGTGTTCCGGTTGCGGGCTTACCCGGTACAGCCAGCCCGTGGCTGGGTCTCTGTATATCAGCATAGTGTTTGTCTCCTTATCCGTCGCGGCAGCGTCTTTGTGTGCCGCTGCCTTTCCTTGCTCAATATCGCGCAGAATTTTTTGCTTTTCTGCATCGGCGTCCATGTCTTTCCGGTGAAAGGTTTCATCGAAAAATTCAGCCCATAGGGCACGCTTCGCAGCAATTCCCTTTTTGTTTTGCGAGCAGGCAAGCGTATACCGATACCGTCCTTCGTCTACATATTCCGCCGGCCGGATGCGGTCCCGGGAGAAGCCGCCGGAAAGCTCGCCATTGGGATAATGCTCTTTTACCCAATCGCTCACACGTTCAAGAAAATCAAAGTCCAGGCTTGTGATTCGGATGGTCGTTTTATCGTCAAGATGGCCGCGTAATTCCGTACGGTATTCCAAAGTTGGCGACATGCGGCATTCATACCCTTTTACGTCCGTAACCATTGCATGCCGTGTATGGTCCCATTCGGTCGGCCCCCAGGGCATCAGGTACGGGCAGCCTTCGCAGCCCTCCGTCTCCCGGTTCCCCGTGTTGTCGGCATTTGTGCTTTTATTTACCGCCCGGCCGCACTTGCAGAGGTATCGGTTCATTCACCGTCACCATCCAGTCGAAACATATCCTTATACCGCTCCATCTGCTCGGCATTCAGGCTCTTGTATCGGGTGCGTGCAGCACCCACGACGAGAAACGGGCCGTAAATCATTTTCCTCTTATGAACGCGGTTCGGTTCGGCATCCTCGTGAAAAGGCCCGTTCGCATTGCTGATGATTGCCGCCCAATCCAGAGAGAAAGGAATTGCCTCGACCGGGCCGCCAAGAAAACGCTGGATGGATTGCAAATCGTCAGAAATGACCGCTTCTTCAGGTTGCCGTCCAGGCCGGATAAGTAAACATTTCATTTGCTTTTTTCCTCACTTTCGGTTAAAATGAGGGTAGCTTGTGGGCTACCCTTTGGGGTTGCGCTTGTCCGATGTGCAAGATCGGGCAGGCGCTTTCTTTTTGTCCGCCAGAAGGCAGACCGCCGTGAAAGCTGTTCCGAGTACGAACCCGAAGCAGATGCATGCAAGGCCCGTCATTCGATCACACCCCAGTCGATTGGCTTCGGCCCTGCCGGCGCTGAGATGTGCGTGTTTTCGAGGATGCTGTCCATGTGGTGCGTCACCATCCAGCCGAGCGCCTTGTCCATCGGGCGGCGCATCCTGCGGGCCATGTTGTCCAGCCGTATGTACTGCTGGGGCGTGATGCTCACTTTGATCTCAATTTCCATGCGTGGTCCCTCCTTCTATGCGTACAAATTTTCTTTTGCCCCAAGATAAGCCATAAGGTCAGTTTTCAAAATCCGCCATTGGCCCGCCACCTTCTTGGCTGGGATTTCCCCGCTGCGAACCAGATTCAGCGCTACCGTATCGCACACGTTCAGCACATCCGCGATGTCTTTCACCGTTAAAGTGATTCGCACTTCGTTCCAGTCAGCATAATGTAATCGTTTCAAAAAATCATCTCCTTTCTGTCCGGTTTATGGGACGTTATTTGTCGCATAATGTTGGCACAGGGATTTCCAGAATTTTGCTGATGCTGGCTATTACTTTTTGGGGGTTGCGCTGGCCTGTGAGGATTTTGTACATATATCCATTATCTATATATAATCCAGAATCTTTACTCACAAGTTCTTCTAGGTGCTTTTGTTCCCAACCGCGCTTTAAAAGCTCCGTCTTTACGCACAATCCAAAGTCCGTATATTTGCAGGTCTGCACAAAAAATCTCCTTTCTATAAATTTTTGTTGACAAGTACGCGTTCAAGTACTAACATATAGTTGCAAGTTAAATATAAGCACTTGAAAAGGTACCTGGCGTGATTTTATTTTAGTACTTGAAAAAGTACAAGTCAATCCTAAAATCACTTTTCTGAGTACTTTTGTTGATGTGCACAAAGGTGGTACTTAAAAGTGTACAATTTGTATGATAGGATTATAGATTTATGTGATAATATGGGTATTAAGCCCGGAAAAATGTGTAATGATCTAAGTTTTAGCCGTGGCATGATGACGGACTTGAAGATGGGACGCAAGCAATCCTTATCCACAGATACACTCTCAAAAATTTCAGATTATTTTGGAGTAACAGTTAACTTTTTAATAGCGCGTCCGCCGTTCGATTATTGGACTCAAATCAATCGAGACCGCTCGTCGTTCATGCATTTCTTCCTACAATGCTGGGAAAGGCCTGTTGAAGAGATTCAAACATTGTGGAATGTTAATCCTGAAAATCCTGAGGGGTCAAATCTCACGGATTTTATTCGTTTTCTTGATGAAAGTGTGGAGAAAGTTCTGTTGTCATCAAGCGGTGAATGGACAGTTTTCGCAAAAGCGATTTGTCAGCATCAAAAAGAAAAGCCCGCCGCCCCGAAGGACGGCGAGCCGGATGTAAAAGAAGCCCTGACGGATATGGCCAAGCGCGCCGCACAGGGCGCGCTGCTGATGTACGACGGAGAACCGCTCGACGCCGAAACGCAGCGCGCGTTCGAGGCGTCATTGCGTGTCGTGATAGCCACTCTTGAGGGGCGACGCGGAAAGTAAGGTGATATTTGTGGATATCAAGGAATTTGCGCAGAAGACCATTCAACGGTTCGGGACGCACGACCCCTTTGACATCTGCAATCAGCTTGGTATTGTAATACTGTACCTTCCGCTGGGGCGTATGCGCGGTTATTGTTACAGCAACGAAAACGGCAAGGCTGTTGTGCTGCATGATGGCCTTGCCGAGCATGAGGCCCGCGTTGTGTGCGCGCATGAACTGGGGCATGTGCTGCTGCATCCGAACCTCAACCGTATTTATCTGGATACCAGCACTTTTGTATGTGAGCGGAAACTGGAAAATGAAGTGAATGCTTTTGCGGTCTGTCTGCTCTTCCCCGACGACAACGAGCTTCTGGAAAATTGCAGCACGATATCAGAGCTGTCCATATACATGGGCGTGCGTCTGGAACTTGCACAGCTTCGTTCGATGTATATTGGTGTGTAATTACGCTGAAAGGCGTGAAGTACAAGGAGGCGGTTTGATGAAATGTACAAACTGTGGAAATGATTTCGAAGGTAAATTCTGCCCTGAATGTGGGACGCCGGCGCCGCGTTCGGCCACTTGCCCGAACTGTGGTGCAGAAGTTGCAGGAAAGTTCTGTGCTGAATGCGGCACGCCTATTACATCCGATCCGGTCGCATCAAGTTCTGCTGCAGAAGAGCCGTCCGTGGAATTTCATGTAACGCAGCAATGCGGACAGCTTCTGATAGATGCTTCCAATAAGCTATGGCGTGTGATTGGCCATGGTGGTGCAAAAGCGCCTCGTGCGAGCGCTGGAAAATTTGCAAAAGGCGCACTTGCCGTCATGACCGGAGGGTTATCCCTTGCTGCCGAGGCTGCCGCAAAAGGTGTATCAAGCATTGCCGGGAAGAAAGATATTCCTACATACACATTTGACCAGCTGCTAAATTATGATTTGCTGGAAGATGATGAGACGATTACAACAGGCGGCGTAGGACAGGCTCTTGTGGGGGGTGCTCTCTTTGGCGGTTTTGGTGCTATCGCAGGGGGCGTAACGGCCAAACGCAAGAATAAGCGCGTCGTAAACAGTATTACGATCAAACTCACGCTAAACGATTTTAATGAACCCTGTATCATGATTCCATTGCTGGAGAAGCCCGTGAAAGTGAAGAGCAAGGAATACGAGATAGCATATAACACGGCACAGAAGATGTTATCCATGTTGGATGTCATCACGCATAACAGCTAAAATAAAAAAAACGCCCCGGTGCTGGAACACCGAAGCGTTTATATAGAACAGCTTACCTAAAGAGGATATAGCCGCTCGACACGGATATTATACCCTCTTTGGGTGGGCTTTGTAAAGTGCACCAAAAGGGGGATTTTTTATGGCACGATTGAAAAAGCGTAAGGACGGCCGATATTGCAAACAGGTGTATATCGGCATGCAGGACGGCAAGAAAAAGTACAAACAATTTTTCGGAGCTTCCGCACGTGAGGCCGAAACGAAAGCTATCGAATTTAAAACCGCTATGGGGCGCGGGCTCGATCCATCCCGCGGGCGTGTGACTTTTAAGGATGCGGCCGACGCATATAAGGCAATGAAAAAAGCTTCTGGCATTGGGCATAGTTGGCTCCGTTCTATCGGAAACCATATCGACCATCTGGAGCCGCTCTGGGAAATGACTCCGGATAAAATCCGAACGTCTCATATTCAATCTATACTGAATGGCTTGGCAGAGTGGCACATGACCGTTCCGCCTCTTACACACAAAACAATGCGTGAGATACTGAATACCTGTTCCGGAATTTTTGAAAGTATCATTCCAGAAGTCGTACAGTATAACCCATGCGCCAAAGTAGTCGTGCCGGCCGGAAAGCCTTCGACATCGCGCTCCGCAATCCCGGATATACAACAGAAGTGGATTCGTGACACCCCGCATAGGGCGCAGCGAGCTGCAATGCTTATGCTGTATTCCGGCCTGCGGCGTGGCGAGGCGGCTGCGCTGACTTGGGCGGATATTGATTTTGATGCCGCCACGATCACGGTAAATAAAGCTGTGGATTATGCACGGCCGAAAATGCGCATCAAAAAACCAAAAACCGCCGCCGGTATCCGCACTGTGAATATCCCGTCAATTCTCGTTGATTTTCTGCGAAACGAGCGTAAAAAAGATGATTGTCTCTATGTGTGCCATAATACGCGCGGTGAAATCATGACCTCTTATTCGTGGGATCATCTGTGGGAAAGCTACATGATAGACCTAAACGTAAAATATGGCTACGACGGCAAGGAATCCAAATACGGGCATCGAAAAAAGGATAAAGACGGAAAGACCCGCGGTGCCCTCAAAATGCGCATACAGACCTTTACGCCTCACCAGCTCCGGCATACGTTCTGCACACTGCTCTATTTCTCTGGGGTCGATATTCTTACCGCGCGCGATCAGATGGGACACGCCAACATCAAGACCACTCTGGAGATATATACCCATTTGGATAAGCAGTACAAAAAACACAGCATGAACAAGCTGGATGAATACCTGTACAATGCAGATACAATGCACGGTTGA